ATGAAAATGCCTCTTGAAGTTGAGCTGTACCCAACCCTGCTGACCACGCCCCGATGGTTTGGCCCGCCCGAAGTCAGGGTCCTGCCCGGCCTCCCTGAACATTACTTCATCAATGAAGTTGAGCCAGGATGGTTCGTTGTGACGGATCTGGACGACGACCGGATCTACAGTGGCTTGGGGCCTGTGTCTGTTGAAAAGTCTCCTGCACCCTTTTAGCTTGGCAACCAAGAGCGCTAGGCTGGGGCCTGGAACGGTACCCCCGACTGTCGCGGGCCGACCCGGAGATGACATCCGGCTGGAAGAATTAAAGCGGTCTCACAGGCGGGCTTCAAGCGCATGCTCATGGCCTATAGCAACGTACTCGACTCCTGGTTGTGCGAAGGCACCGCTACCGAGACTCATTAGCCAGATTGACTACGTGGCTCTCAATCTCTTCGCGTCCTATGTCACGTGCAAGCCGCGACCCAACACTATGACAAACATTCGCACCTACCTCACATGACAACCGCGTTGGGCACGCTATAGTGCTTGTAACAAATTCACGCACGGGCGTAAACCAGCATCCGCGTGGCACACAACATAGGAGAGTCGGGCTTGATGGCAGATTTTTAGAATCAAACGCTTGTGGCATAACCCGGCCGACCAGCCTGATGGTAGGCCGCTTGCGCCGTTTCTATTATCCGAATTTAGACCGCCGGTGCCAGATATGGCCTATGCCTAGGTGCGGACTACATGACAATAGCAGAGGGAGTGGGAATGAAAGAACCAATTTCACTAGAGGCAGCCTTGAACCGTCGTGCCGTTGAGAGACGCCAACGCCAGCGTATCGTGCTGATCGCAGTGCCAGCACTCTTGGGTGCACTGCTTTGGATATGGATATCCGGACAGACCGAAGTTTTTTTCCGGGAATATTCTCCTTTCCCCAAAGACCTATATCTGGCGGTTCTGATCTCGCTGTTCGGTATTTCGGGCCTAGCGCTCGTGATGACATACCTGCAGACCGGCTTCAAACAATCGACCGAATTCATTTTCGCATCAGAGCTAATGCGACGCAGCGCATCGGAAGCTGATGCAAATGAGCGGGCGAGCCTCGCTTCCCTAACGAAGGGCTTGCAGTCAGATCTGGATCATGCTCGGAGTGAGATAGATCGCGCACTTAGCCTCGCTACAAATGTAGGAAAAATTGATAGGGAAGCACTCATAAATGATCTGAAGATGCAGATTCGGAGTGAGGCTGCAGATTCATTAATCGCTGATATGAAGGCAAATATTGCGTCAGCACATAAGAAGGAACTGCGGGACAAGGAGCTGTTCGTTCGATTCGAGGAGTCAAAGGCTCGCCTTTCCCGAGAACTTGAAGCGCTGAGTCGGCGTGGAAACCTAAACCTGGCCCTCGGTGCTGTTACCACCGTGATTGGGCTGTCTCTTCTGGGCTTGAGCGTCTTCCAGGAAGTTACCGCCTCAAAAGACATGTGGACATTCGCCTCCCATTTTGTCCCAAGATTGACGCTTGTGCTGATGATTGAATTGTTTGCCTACTTCTTTCTTTCGCTTTACAAAACGAGCCTACAGGAAATCAAGTATTTTCAGAATGAGATGACAAATGTGGAGTCTAAACAAATCGCTCTCCGTGCGGCTCTAGACGCTGGGGATCAATCGATGATCGCGAGCATGGTTTCATCACTAGCTGCTACAGAGCGGAATCACGTACTGTCAAAGGATCAAACCACAGTGGAACTTGAAAAGGCCAAGATAGATAGAGAAGGGCGCAGCGACGTTGCGAAGTATCTCTCTGAAATTCTGCAGAAGAAGACGTGACGCATCTTGTATTGGTGCAGTTGACGCCTAGCAGGTTGATCGACACGGTCACGCAGCGCACCAGTCAACTCCAATTTTGAGCGTCCGCTCCGCCATCCCGCCTTCTCCTGCTGGGCTGCTCCTGGCCGTGAGCGCTCCAATACCGCACGCGGAGCAGGAAAAACATCGGGCAGCGCGAGACGGTTGGCCGAGCATCCCGCATCAGCGCGGCTTCAGAGGCGCGCCCATCAGCAGCTCGCGCCCTACTGCGCCAATTGAATCACAGAGAATCCTGCGTCATAGGCTCGCTCGCAGGCGCCACCTCTGGCCCGGGCTTCGTCAGCAATCCGCGCCAGTTCTCCCGCTCGCTCATCAGCGCGGCGCTGCAGGTCGGCGAGCAGATCGAGGGCGCCGGTGTCTGGCGCGCACTGTCCGGCAGCGGCGCGAGCCTGGGCGGCGGCACGGTGGGCGGTGATGTAGTCGGCGAGGTCGCCGCGCAGCCGGCCAGCAGCAGCGCGGGCAGCGTCAGCATCAGCTGCAGAGCGGGCCAGCTCCTGCCGGACCTGGGTGTCGATGGTGCGGATGTTGTCACGGTGCTTTTCTTCCAGATTTCGGTATCGCTCGGATGCCTGCAGTGCAGCCGTGGCCGCCGCTTGGCGCTCTCCGGCTAGTTCGGCGCGTGCCTGAGCGGCATCGCGCTCGGCGCCCAGCCTTGCCAAAGCCTGCCAGGCCAGCAGAGCCGCCAGGACCAGGGCCAGCGCCTGCCACGCATAGGCCTTGAGACCGGCGATCACGGCGCCGCCTTTGCCGCGACCAGGGCTGCGCTGAAATGCCCGTCCCTGCCCCACTGCGCACACAGCTCGCGGGTGGCATCGCGGCGATCAACAAGACCAGGCAGCCGCGTAGACACGCCGTTCACGGTGCCGTAGACCCAACGAGGCATCTGCAGGCATGCAGCATCGAGTTGCCCAGCGTTCGCCAGCCGCATGACCGTTGTGTCAGGGGCAAGCGCCGAGGGAACGTTGTAAGCCATGTCGATAAAGCTGGCCTGCACCCAGAGGTTGTAGCTGTCCCAGTGTCGCAGCGCGCGACGCGCCTGGCGCTCGGCCTCGCGGTATTTGGGACGCTCCAGGCGCTCGCAGTCCTCGGGCGTGTAGTAGCGCCCCGCCACAACTTCGGGGCCTGTGACGCCCGCGCAGACGGTCAGCGGCTGCCCCTTGCCAAGGCGGTCAATGTAGGGCGTGCCGATGTGCCGTCCGCTGCTTTCGTAGTGCAGCCCGATCTCACGGGCCAGCGTCACAGCGGGGCTGGGCCCGGCCTCCTGGGTGGCGACATATCCGCCAGCAGCCGTAACAGCCAAGCCGGCGGCCGTGGCCAAAAGGCGATTGCGCAAAGTCTCGTTCATCGGCCACCTCCGCCAATGGTCAGCGCCTTCCAGAAAGCCAAGCCAGCACTGGCCATCATCACGATGTATGTGATGGGCTTTGCCACCTTGCCGATCCAGTTCAGGACCTTGAAAGCCCCCTGCGCGGCAGCGAAAAACTCCACCATTTCGGCCGTGTTCACACGTACCTTTTCCGTGGCCTCGGTGTTCGCGCGCAGCTCTGCCTCAATCCGCGTCATTCGCGCATCGCCCTCATCGAGCCGGGCATTGATGTTGCGCGCCGTGTGAGGGTTGATTGCATTTCCGAAATCGTCTTGCATTGATCCTCCTACAGCGTTGCGGCGAGCAAGAAAGCGGCATCGAGCGATTCCGACGTACCGCCCAGCTGCGCCCACAAGGCCGACAGAAACGGGTTGTGCCGCTCCCAGGTGTCGGCCTCGTACTCGATCTGCGCGGCGCGCTTGTCACTCCCTTCGGGCATTGCTGCGATGGCGGCCTCGGCCTCTTCGAGCAGGCCCAGCGTGAGCAGTGCAAGCCGGCCCTGGCGACGGGTACAGGAGTGCGGCACAGCATCGACGTGCGGTGCGTCGGGCCAGCGCCGCACGATCACGCCGCCCACGATCTCTTCGATCATCTCGCTCATGCTTGGCTCCTCGACTTGTATGCGAGCACACCTGTGCTTGCGGCAATTGCGGCAGCCGGCGGGGTCACGTAAATGCGCAGATGCCGCCTGAATCCAAGCCCGCTACCCTCAATCGGCACTTCCAGCTGGTTGGAGCTATTCGGCGCAACGCTCCCGACAACTATTGAGTAATAGCCGTCTGCGTAGCTTTGCAGTTCATTGAAGACGGTCCTTCCATCAATGAGCAACTCGACTCGCATAGTCCCTGGCGCACCGCGGCTAACAGCAAAGAAATCCAAACTCCCCCGCCCCAGCATTTCCAGCGCGAGCGTTCTGACCCCGGTTGCGATGCCGGGCAATGAGGTCTTCTTACTGCCGATAGCGATCTGGCCGCCTGTGGGGCGCGGCACCGGGTCACAGACAAGAGCAGTAATCCGCTGGTACGACTCCGCGCGGTAATTTGTGATGTCGTCTGCGGGATCGGTAGCGCTCGTGCCCGTGGCGGCAGTGCGCGTGTAGAGCTCCCCATCCGCCGGACTGCGGACGATCTGAAATTGCACAACTGTGAGCGATGCAGACCAGACCGGGAAGTCCCCGCCGCCCTGCCCCAGAATTCCGGAAAGTGTGTTCATACGAGGCCCCTCGTTGCGTCTTGATTTGTGAGCACCCCGGTCGCGCCGTAGACGGCCGAGATGACTTGAGTCCCCATCGAGCGGGAACGCAGTTTTGTCGCGCCGAATGCAATGGAATACTGCTGGCCATCTCCAATGGCCTCGATGATCGCGATGCGGTCGCCCGGGGTCCATGTCGTGGGCAGCGTGAGCGTGATGCCGGCCGCTGCGACGATGTAGGCAACACCGGCGACGCACGTAGTGTTTGCAGTGACCACCTGGCGGGCAAGCCCCGTCGCTGCGCCAGGCGCGGCCACACCGATGACCCAATCAGCCTTCGCGCCCGCCCCGCTGTACATATCCACGGCAATGACCAGGGCACCCGTGGCCGGGTTGTAGCTCTGCACCGGCCCGCTCATCTGGGTTGCCGGGTCACTTGTGGACGTGGCCACGACATACATGCCCGCGACAAAGGAGCGCGAAGCCTCGATCACAAAGCTCTTTGCCCCGGCCCCGGGCGTTACGCTCGTCGTGCTGCTTCCCTTGATCTGCTGGGTCGCAAATACTGCCGCCTGGTCGCGGTAGGCCTGCGAAGCATCCCGCGCTCCCTCGGATGCACTCTTTGCCGATACGGATGCATCGCGAGCGGCCTCCGATCCGGCGCGCGCCGCTTGGCTGGCATCGCGAGCAGCCTCTGAGGCGCTCTTCGCCGCGACAGATGCATCGCGCGCCGTTTCAGATGCGCCCTTGGCTGCGACAGATGCATCGCGCGCCGTTTCAGATGCGCCCTTGGCTGCGACAGATGCATCGCGGGCGGCCTCTGCTGCCGCTTGAGCATCCCCGGACCCGCCTGCGGCGCTCTGCGCTTCTTGTGCGTTGTGATGCACATTGGCCGCCAGCGCGTTGATCTCACCAACGAATGGGCCAGGCCCGCCCATGTGTGTTCCAAATGCGTACGCCTTGCTGTTGTAGGTGCCGGCTGCCCGGTCTGACAGCGCCGGGAATTCCGGTATCGGCGTGAGTGTGGCTGCTGGTAGAACTGCCATCAGATGTTTCCCTTGATGTTGAGTGTCAAAGAGGTCACGCCCCAGTCGTCTGCCCGGATTGCTCCAGAGACAAATCCGAGCGTGTTGAGGTAGCCCAGGCGGGGAAGATTCGAGGCCTCGAACGGCACGGCCATATCGAGGATTTCTCCAAGCGTTGCATCCGCGTACATGGCCTCTTCTGCGTCGAGCAGGACGCGGCAGGAGACATCGCGGGCATTGCCGCGACGCACCTGGTCATAGGTGCCGTCGTCGTTGTATTTGCGGTAGGTGTAGGGCTTGCGCTGCGCTTCCGCGCCTCGCTCGACTCCTCCCATGTCCGCATCACCAACGAGTGCCCGCCAGTCGCCCACCTTGATGTCGCCCACCGCCACCGCCCCATCACCAGGCGCGCGGATAGTCACGGTCACCTCGGCATTGGGCGCGATGGGGATGGCATCCATGCTGATCTTTTCCAGGGCAGGCAGCGGCGTGAACAGCAGCTCCCAAAGGCCTGCCGCTTGCGCATACAAATCTCCGTGCTGCTCGCGGATCAGCTCTCCGCCAGGCGCATCGCGCACGACAAGCGAATAGGTGGCTCCTTCTGGGCCATACACGCTCACGCCGTTGATGAATCCGGGGGTCAGCACGAACGTGATGACCCCCTTCCCACGCGCCTTGGTGGACGAGTAGTCATCAAACGGAGCCAGGCGATCTGTAGGCCCTTTGCGCCGCCAGTAGCCGGGGTCCGCTTCGGGGCGCAACACACGCCCTGAGTGCACACGTATGCACGAGTACACGGACCCGTTGGATGTGCGCAAGTCGTCAATGGCAAAGCTGCCACTGGCGACCCACGCGATCTCGCCGTTTGCTGTGTTGGGTTCGGGCACGGTGGTGCCCGCAGCGATCATGGAGTCCACGATCTTCACAGGCACCATGACGCGCGCAGATGGGTTCATGCCTGCATCTCCTCTGCAATGGCTTGCGCCAGTTGTTTGATGTTCATCACCTCGACCCGGTTGGCGTTGCCGCCTTCCGTCACACTGTCGTGCTGGTCGTAGAGCGCATTTGCGCTTTCGCTGACCTCGGCCATGCGGGCATCCAGCCGCTCCACGCTGGACAGCAGCTTTTCCAGCAGCGCGTCGGAACGGCTTGAACCCGCCCCGGCCAGGCCTGCCGCTCCTGCCCAAGGGTTGAACGCCTTGGGCAAGATGGCCTCCCCTTCATGGATCTGCGCAACCATGTCGCGCGGCACGTAGTTCGTGCCGATGTCATAAGACGGCAAACCGTTGTTGCTGTACCAGTTGGCCCAATCGCGCTCGTACAGACCCGACAAGTCGGCCAAGTCCTTGGGAGACAGGTTGTTGTCCTTGATCCACTGGTTCAGACCCGCCGCGTCACCCGTGCCGTCGAATGCGTGATACCCGTCGCGGTACTTGTCGAGCTCCGCCACACGCCCCGGATCGGTGATCGGGTTGTAGAAGGTGCCGCCTGACCCGTCGGGATGGGGAGTCACGTATTTCGGCGGCGTGTAGGCGCCGCCGCTGCCCGGCGTGCTCGGCCCGAGCACCGCGCCGCCGTTGTCCTTCCCGACACCTGTCCCGGTGCCCCCCGGGCTATCAGGGAACATCAGCTTCTCAAGAGCCTTGATGGCCTGCTCCACGCTCAGCGTGGCGTCGATCTGCTTGTCGTTGCCTTCGAGCAGATCGCGCCAGTAGCTGAGCGTCTTGTCCAGGCGCTCCAGTTGCTCTTGCGCGTTCTTCAGCAGCCGCTCCTCCTGGCTCAACTGGACATCGCCCTGCTCTGCCAGGTCAGCGAGCTGGCCCGCCAGCACAAGCGCGTCGCGGTCCTTTTCAAACTGCGTGGCATAGGCGCGGGAGTTGATGCCGCTGCGGGCTGCGCTGATAGCGTCACTCAGATCACTGTATTCAGTGATCTTGCGACCACCGCGCACCCCTTCCAAGGCCTCTTCTATGTAGACCATTCCCCGCGCTGCAAGCATTTGCTGGGTGGATTCCACGGTGCCATACAGCTCGCGCGCATTGGATTTGAGCGTGGCCAGCACGGCAGACATGCTGCTGATGGCCGATTGCGCAGCAGAGGCGATGGCGCCCCAGTAGTCCTGCTCGCGCTGCACAGCAGCTTCAAAGTTCGCCATGGCAGCGTCCTTGGCCTTTTGCCGCGCATCGGCCAGCGCCTTCGCCGCTTCGTCCGCTGCCGTCTTGGCCGCATCGGCCGCCGTCTCCGCAGCTTTCTGGGCATAGTCCGCCGCCACGCCAAACATCTGGGCAAATGCCAAAAGCTTGGCGGCAAGCTCCGTGTTGCCGGAGGCCAAAGCGTCTTCGATCAACTTGCGGAACTTCTTCTTGGCCTCTTCGCCACCCGCTGGGTCAATGTCCACACCCAGAGCCTTGAGCCCCTCCCTCACCTGGCGCTGCAGGATGCCCGCCCTCTCCTCTTCCGAGTAGAAGCTGGAATAGAAGGCATTGACGTTGTTGGACAGTGCCTCGATGCCGCCCGAGAACTTAAGCAGTTCGGTCTGTGCCTTTGCGGTCAGATTGGCGAAGCCCACCAGGGTGTCAGCCCATCCACGGAATGCCGCATCGATCATTGCGATGGTGCGCAATGCTTCGTTGAGACCTTCGATGGTGATGTTCTCGCCCAGGGCATCGAATTCCTCGCGCATCCAGCCGGGGATATCCGCCTTCTTGAGCTGGTCGATGACCGCACCGCCCATGTCCGCCATGTACTGCGCCCAGGCCTTCTTTGGATCTGCATCCAGGTCCCGATTCTTGTACTTGGTCAGCACTTCGCCGGTGGCTTTGTCCAGAATCTGGAAAAAGCCCATGGCACCTTCATCGCTGTACGCAGGGTTGAGTGAGAACCCACCAGCGATGTCGATTTCCTTGGCTGTGCCGTTCGTGAACTTGGCCAGCGCGTTATACAAGTCCAACATCGATTTGATGGAGTCACCCACCTGTTTGTCGATGTCGCTGTTGGCGCGCTTGGTGAAGTCTCCCCAGGTGTTGCCCCATGCGTCAGTGCCAAGGGCCTGGCGCGCAGCCGTGTCCCGATCCGTGGTGGCAGTGGACGCCACGCCGCCCGAGTGATTTGCACCCCGCGAGCCGAATGCCTTGTCCAGCAGGCCACCGATCCAGTTGCCGATAAAGGCACCGATGGGTCCACCGAACCACTGCCCCACAGCAGTTCCGATACCCGCCCCCCACTTGCCATCTGCGATTTTGAGAATCGCGCTGACGTAGCTGAATGCGGCGCCGGCCTTGTTGACGATGCCGGAATACTTCGTCAGCGTGTCGCCGAAGTCGATCAGCGAACTGCCGACTTTCTCAAGACCCAGGTTGTAGAGCTTGCCGCCGGCGTTGTTCACCAGGTTGCCCAGGCCCAGGCCGAAGTCCTTCATCAAGGATGAGGTGCCCAGCTTGTACATGGTGGAGACGTTGCCCAACCCCACGCCTGAGCCGCCGCCCGAGCTGCCGCTGGGACCCATGCCGAGCATGGACAGCACCGTAGAGGCGATGTCGCCTGCGATGGGCGCCACGATGGCCTGAATCACAGGCCGCAGCACCAGTGAGCGGAACAGGCCCTCGATGTACTCGGCGCCGTTCTTGCCCCCGGCCATCAGCGCATCGCTGAGCGACTGGCTGGCCTGGTCAAAGGCCTTGTTCCATTCGTCGTTGTAGGCCTTGGTCTGGGCACTGGCCACGCGCTGATAGGAGACCACGCGCGCACGGTCGATCAGCTCATCCTTTTGCGATGTGGTCGCATCCAGCCGCTCTATCTCGGCAATCTTGCGCTTGAGTTCCAGTTCAGCGTCGTATTGGGCCAAGGCCACAGCACGCGCCTGATTGCTCATGCCGATGAGGCCCGCCTCCAGCTGCAGACGCTCGAAGTCCTCTTTCGCCGACTTCTCGTAAGCGTCCATGGCCTGGCGCGCCGATTCCAGGGCCTTGGAGCGCTTGAGATAGTCCTCTGTGACCTGTTTTTCAATGTCCAGCTGCTGCTGGTAGAGCGCGACGTTTTCCTTGGCCTGCGCCTTGTCCTTTTCCTGCTGCTTCCAGACGGCAATGCGCCCGCGCAGATCCGCCTCATGGGCGGCCGACAGCTTGATCTTTCCTTCTTTCAGATCGGCATTGAGCTTGATCTCAGCCTTTTGGGCGTCGTTGAGCTTGCCGGACTGGGTGACCTCTGCCTTGTTGGCGTCAATCTTGGCTTGGATCGAGGCCGCAAGTTCTGCATAGGCAGACTGCTCTTTCTTGGCGCCGTCGCCGCGCGTCTTGCTCAGCGACTTGATCTTTTCGTTGATGCCGTTGATGCGGGTCTGCAGCTCATCCGCTTCCTTGGAATCACCGCGCCCCTCATCGCGCAGGCGCTGCTGCTGCGTCTGCAGCCTGCCGAGCGTCTTGTTCAGATCCTCAACGGCATCCTTTTTTCCCTTGAATGCCTTCGTCGTGTCCAGCAGCTCGGACAGCTCCTGATCGGCCGTGGACTTCGCACCTGTCGTGCCCCAGCTGCCCGAGGCACCGCCCGTGTTGTCGCCCCAACTGCCCGTAGTCCCGCCCGTGAAGGCTGGCTTGGGAGTGTTGTCGCCGACTATGGCCCTGTAGACCATGCCATTGAGCCCACCCTTGAAGGATTGCTCCATCCAGTCAGGCAGCTTCGCCCGGTTGAGCCACCCCACCAGTTCCGCAAAGCGGTTCACCAGCCCAGCGACCAGATCATTGGCGGCCGTCAGCGTGCCCGCGTTGGCCACGTTCGCCATGGCCTGGTCCCAGGCATCGCCAAAGTTCTTGGTGGCGGTCTGCAGCGGCGTCAGGCTGTTGTCCGCAAGGTCCTTGAGCCGAGTGCCCAAGGCATCGAGCACCACGCCCTGAGCGCCGGCTTTGTCGCCGGCCTCCACCATGGCTTCAATGGCCACCAGTTGGGACACGGTGAGGAAATTGAATGCCTCATCCAGGACACGCGCACCCTTGGCTGGCTCCTCCATCGCCTTGGCCAATTCCTTGGCGGCGCCAGCGGCATCCTGGCCCGTGGCCGTTGCAAAGTCTGCCGACAGCAATGCAATCTTCTGCAGCGCCTCGCCGCCCAAGGTTCGCACCTGTACCAGGTCCGCGATGATGGCCGAGGCCATGCTTTTGCTGACCCCCGGCAGCTCAATCATTTCCTTCTTGAGCTGCTTGATGGCATCAGAGTTCAGGAAACCTGCGCGGCCTGTGGCCTCCAACTGCGCCATCAGCGTCATGTTGGTGCGCAGCGTGCTCTCCGAGTACGCCATGGCTGCGCCAAAGCCCACCACTGCAGCCGCTACAACGGTGTAGGGATTGACCAGGCCCAGCAGGGTGCTTCCCAAAGCCTTGCCGGCCGCAGCGAACCCGCCGAACATATCGCGCAGCTGCAAGCCCTGCTGCATGAACACAGTCATGACGGGCATGCCGCCCTGCAGGCTCACAACGATGTCGCTGATCTGGGCCGGCACGCCACGCATTGCAGCGGATGTCGCCCGCGCAGACATGCCAACCGTCTTGAACGATTCTTCGGCCTGCTTTTCAAACAGGCGCATCTGCTGCAGGTACGGACCAAGCGCTGCCATGTCGGCGCCACGCTGCCTGGCAATGGTCTCGTAATAGGCGGCAGTCCCCTTGCCACCGGCCTGCATGGCGGCCATCTCACGCTCCAGGGAGCTGATGATGCTGCGTGTGCTGCGGTCAATGCTGCTCGCAGCCGTCTGGCTGCTCTTGCCCATGCCATCGAAAGACGTACCAGCCTTGGCGCCCGCTTGGGCGGCCTCATCGCCCACGGCTTTGACATCCTGCTTGATCTCCGACAGGCCGGCCTTGGTGTTGTTGAGTACACCAAACTCAAGATTTGATTTGCGCGTGGTGTCTGTCATGCGTACCGTCCAGGCAATAAAAAAGCCCCGCGGCACTGCCGAGGGGCTTTGGATTGATGCTGCCTTTGGCAGCAGTTACTCTATAGATTAAAGATTCGCAGAGCCTTCCGCGAGTCTAGGGCTATAAGTCACGAAAATCGTGCAATCCGGATTTCCGAAGGAAAACATGTCCAAGGATATCGTATTCTTCCCACTTATCCAGGATGCACTCTTAGAAACGCCAAGACCACCGCTACGTTCAGCCTTGATTTCTTTCCCATATTTTGAAGCAAGAGCCTCTTGAACGCTGTCGGAGGTTAATTCGCAAACGTGAGTTGATTCTTTCGATCTATATGTCAAGCTGACCTGATACAGCTTCCCTTCAAGAAAGTAAAAAGCTGCATCAAATGGCTTATTCACAACATCCACAGACTCAACCTTATACTGAAGCGAGGCGCCATTCTTAAGCTGCTGCTTATCATTTGGCGTAATTCGATTCCCATTCGGATATGACTTAGCCACTTCATCAACACTCGCACCGCTTTCGACCTTTCCCCAAAGCACTTCGGCGTGTGCCAGATTAGAAAATGCCAAAATAGCTATTGCACCAATCAATGTACGCATGTCTTCTCCAGATTTGAAGAAGGCATGGTATCAAAGAGCAACAAAGACACTCAACCTCGCAACACGCCTTTGATGTGGGCCGCCAGCCTTTTGGCCTGCTCTCCACCCTCGGGCCGCACGATATCGGGAGATGGACAGGCATCGCTTTTGGACAGCCGGTACTGCTCCAGGTATGCAGCCGAGAGGCTGCGCAGCAACTGCAGCTCATGCGGGCGAAATGGGCACCGCGTGGCCTGCTGCCAGGCGGCTATCTCCGGCCAGGAGATGGGCGCCAGGTCCATCCCCGCATAGGAGACCGGCCCCACCTCCATCAGCGCCGTGATGATGTGAAAGCCGTCCTCCAGTTCTGGCAATGGCAGCTCGGCATCCTCTCCCATGCGCTGCGCCCTGCTTTGGCGCGGCGCATCCTCGCTCGATCCCTTGGGCGGATCGACGGGCGCCTGCAGCCAGGCCAGCTGCTTTACGTAGCCTCGGAGCTGGATGCCGAGGTCGCGCCAAAGTTTCCCAGGCTGTCGGACTCCTCGATGATCTGCACAGCCCAATGCGGATTGCGCTTGAGCGCGGCGCGCAGTTGGTCAGCGCTGTAGGGCTGGCGGACGCCCTCCCAGCCAGCGACACGCACCACGGCGCCCTCGATGTTCTGGGCCTCCATCTCATCGATGGTCTTGGCCTTGGGGACCTTGCCCCGGCGCTGGGCCGCGCGCTGCTCATTGAGGAATTTTTCCGCAACGCCGGAGTTCCAGGCGACCACCTCGGGCGCGAACGTTCCGCGCACGATGAGGGTGATGCCGGTGGAGGAGCCGTCCGGGTTGCGCAGCACAAACTTGTGGCCGGCCTCGCAGGCACCCACCAGGTCGAAAGCGGTGATGTCCACAAGTTCGGCAGCAGCGACGGCGGCGGATGTGGCCACGGCCACGGCTTGGGTGATGGTTTTGGTCATGGTGATCTTTCAGCGGAGGAGATGGCAATGCCCGCGCCCGACTGCCCGCCTCCGCTGAGAGACGAAACAGCCGGGCCGGTGCTGGGGAGGCCCAAGGGCCGAAGGAGAAAGGGTCAGGGGCCGACAGGCGCGGGCACTTCGATGATGCCGATGCCATCCTTGGAGGTGGTCAGCTCCAGGCCGACGCTGGCCGAGTACATGCTGTCCACGCTTTCGGTGGACTTGGACCAGCTGGTCACAATGGCCGCGAAGTAGTCAATGGAGCCATCCTGATAAGTCACGCGGAAGGCATAGGACGCATCGTCATTGAGGGCGGTCTTGACGATGGCCTGACCCGGATCTTCGTTGTCCACAGCGAGCTGAATGGTCTTCTGGCCTTCGTTGAATGAGCCCTTGAATTTGCGCGTGCCGCGTGTGGCAATGGGGTTGTGGTTGACCACCTGGTAGGTGCGGCCGTGACTGCCGCCGTTGGTGACCTCGCCAACATCCTTGAAGGTCAATGCCGCGTAGCCTGCTTGGTCATAGCTTGCCGGCAGTGCGGCCGAGATAGCGAATTTGGTTTCCGCAACGGTATGTGCGCCCATGGCGTTTCCTTTCGGACGTAAAAAAACCCGCTGCTGCGGGCCGGGGTTGAGAAAGATTCGGACGCTATCGATGCGCCCAGATTGAAAAGCTCTGCTGCATGCCGAAGATCACGACATCGCTGCCGCCGTCATCGAACATGTCCAGAGGTTCATCCAGCGGCGTGCACTGGATGACATCGGAGGCCGTCAATGCGTCCTCGATCTGACGGATCAGCGCTGTAGCCTTCATGGGCGTTTCATCCCAGACGGTGATGCTGACGCGACCATTGCGCAGATTGCCTGTTGGCCGCTTGTCGAGGTTGCGCATCGCGCGGCCGCCAACGCGCTGCCATATCACGTAGGGCATCTTGGTACCCCATGGGGCGACCACTGGCAAAGACCTCGGACACAGCGCCGTCAGGATGGCCACAAGGGCGGGTTCATAGCTCATGTCACTTCACCTGGTCATAGCGCTTTTGCAGCTCCAGATTCGCAGCCTCAATAGCCTTCGACATTGAATCTTCAGCGCGCGCAACGAAGAAATATCCCAGCCGGTGGACAGGTCCGCCAGGCCGTGGCACGTAGTACGCATCTTTCTCGGCCTGCGTGGCGCGGCGCTTCGGCCGGGGCTTGCCCTGCGCCTCTGGCCGCACTCGCGTGACCCACTTGCCACCCTTGGCGATGGTCACTGCGTAGCGCTGCACCCACCCTCTCTCCAGCAGATGCCCGTGAGGCGCTTTTCTGGCGTTCCAGCTGACGTGGTACTGCGCCTTCACGCCATCAATGGAATGCTCAGGAGAAAACGCCTGGTAGACCGCACGGCCCAGGTTGCCGGTCACGCTGCCTATGGAGCTGACGTTGACCTTGACCGCCTCGTAGAGAACCTGCGCGCCGGCCTGCGCAGCGGGGCGCACGGCATGGTCGGCAGCTTCGCCCAGCGCATCCAGGAAACCATCCAGGGACGCAGTGTCAGCACGGATGGTGAAAGAGTTGGTTCCATTCCCCATGCCCGTACCTCACTGGATGAGCTTGCACGCCAGGTCGAGCCAGCGCCGGGTCGAGTCAGGCAGTGGCGCCTCGATGTCGTAGACCTGGCCGGCATGCACAACGCGCATGCCGGCGGTGATGCCAGCGCGCCAGCGCATGCGGATGGAGACCCGCACGGTGGACACTTCGGCGCCGGCACGGATGGTTTCACTGCCAGACATGTGCCGGATGTTGGCCCAGACCTTCGCCACCTCAACCCATGCGATAGCGCCAGGCGCGGGCGTATTCCATTCGTCTTTGGCCTGGCTGTGCTGCTGGATGGATATCTGCTTGTTCAAGGTTCCTGCTCTCAGCATGGCTCACCTCAAAACCGCGTGGGCACGACAATCTCGGCGAGCATGTGGCCGAGGAATTTCAGGGGCAGATCCGTGACGGTGCCGCCAACGATCAGCGATTCGCGCTGCTGGTACAGCGTGCCGGCCTGCAGCAGCAACCAGGTCTTGACCGCGGGGTAGGCATCCAGATCCACGCCCGCCAGGTACTGCACGCGCAAGGCGCCTGCAGGCCGGCCGCCGGGGAACTCCAGCCAGGCCACGCGCTGATCCTGGCCCAGCTCGTACTCGGTGAAGGGCTCGGGCGCCGCACCGGCACGCAGGATCTGCACGCTGGTGATGCTCTTGACCTGGCCGACATCCAGCACGCCATCGGCACGCTCTGCAGCAGTCCAGTCCTCCTGGTACTGCGCTTCGCGGATGGCGGCGCCCGTCTCGGACTCGCACATCTGCGTGACGGCAGGGACGATGACGCCCTCCACCAGCTCGCGCTGCAGGTCATCGACATGCTCACGGCACCACTGAGCGACCAGCTCCGCTGTCAGCACCGGGTCGCCGGTGTAGCTCAAGCGGCGCGCCATGGTCAGGGCCTGGCGTTGTCGTCGGAGTCGGCCCCCTTGGCGGGGTCATCCGGGGGCGGGGGCGGGGTCTCAGCCTTCTTGCCGACCTCGGCCTTAGTACGGGTACGGCGCCCGGCCTCTTCCCCCTCCTCCTCGACAATGCCGCGCTCGCGCAGGGCATCAGCGGTTTCCTTGTCGAATCCGGCGGTCTCGCCCTTGTTGTAGCCGCGCCAGGGCTTTGCGAAGACCACGGCGACGGGTTTCTGCTTGCTCATATCGATGTCCTCTCAATGGTTCGGTGATCAGTCCAGGCCGCCCGGCTGTGCCGAGCGGTTGGCGGTCAGGCCAGCATGTCCTTGCCCCACTTGACGCCGACGCCCACGGCGATGGACTCCACATGGCGCGGGCCGAAGTCGTTGTGGGTGATGACGCGCACCAGGGTTTGATCGCGCTGGAATGCACTGATGGTGTCGCCGTTGCCGTCCTTGTAGGAGGCCTCGGTGCTGTACGCGAGGACCATTTCGCCGGTCTCACCGATGTAGCAGTCCGAGTAGTCACCGAAGTAAATTTCGGACTCGTCGCCGCCGGCACCCAGGTTGACCGGGATCTGCGTGGACAGCTTGAACGGGTAGCCCTTGAGCTTGCCCTGCTCGATCTCGGGATATGCCTTGTTGCCGTTGCCGTCGCGCAGGGCCTGCAGGAAACGGATGCTGCGCGGGCTCATGATCCAGCCGCTGGCCGCCAGGTTGGCATTGGACATTTCCACGCGCAGCATCAGGCCGCCCAGGAATGCGTCCAGCTCGGCCAGCGACGTGCCAGCAGGCGCAGTGACGATGTTGAAGGCCGGAGCCCAGTAGCGCAGGCCCTTCGGGGAGACACCACCGTTCCCGTTGGAACGAATAAAGGTGATGTCTTCATACAGGCCCGTGCTGGTGAACAGGTCAGCAACCACGATGGCATCGACTTGAGGGCTGACACCCGAGAACTTCAGCAAGTCATTGCTGATGGGCACCAAGGCTGCCAGCTTCTTTGCCTGCAGCTTCAGGTCATCGAACACCATGCCGGTAACGTTGATGTCCGTGTCCATGCCGATATAGCCCACGGTGGTGTTGCCCTTGATGCGCGGCAGGGTCATGTTGCCGTTGACCAGGGGCAGCGGACGGGCGCCGAAGCTGCGCAGGATGGAAGTGGGCCGCAGAGACTCGATGACCTCGCGCGCCATGTTCGCAGGGACCAGGACACCACCGGCGCCGGGGCTGGTGGTGGACAGTGCCATCACCACATCCTCGCCCATGCCGCTGGAGCGGGCCAGTTCGGCAGCCTGCATCTGGTTGCCGCCGGCGGCAGCGATCATGCGGGCCATCTGGGCCACGCGCGTGCCGGCCTGCGCGTTGTCGGTCACAGTGATGTGCGCGGCGCGGTTGCCGGGCGGGCCGTTGATGCCTGCGGCCGATTCGTTCACGGGCACAGCCGCAGCTGCAGCTGCACGCTCGGCAGATTCAGCGCGGGCGATCTTCGCGGACAGGTCCGCGATCTGCTGCTCCAGCTGCGCGAATTCCTGCAGCTCTTCGGCCGACAGCGTGGCGCCGCCGGATTCCTTGGTGGCGAGGGCCTGCAGCTTGGTGTTCGCCTCGGCGCGTTCGCTGCGGAGTTTGGTGACAAGGGACATGGTTTTTCCTTGGACAAAAAAAAGCCCGCCGAAGCGGGCCGGGACTGCCGCGAACGCGGTCAGAGGGTGGCCTGCACAGCTGCCGCCTTGGCGCGCAGTGCGAGGGAGGAGGTCCGGCGCGTGGAGGCAACATCGCGCACCAGGCCGTCGAGGGCCTGCTGAGCCGTGCCCATGCGGTCGGCCAGGCCGGCATCGATGGCGGCCTGGCCGCGATACAGCCTCGCCTGCGTGTCGATCACGGCCTGCACGGACATGCCCCGATAAGTGGCCACGTCCTGAGTGAACAGTTGATAGGACTCGTTGACCAGATCCTGCAGCGTCTGCAGTGACTGCTCGGTCAACGGCTCATGCGATGTGAGATCGTTTTTATGGGCGCCGGCAAACACGGTGGTGACCTTGATGCCCATCTGCTCTTCGCGCTTGGACGTGTCGTAGTGCGAGGCAATCACGCCGATGCTGCCAGTGCCGCTGGTGCGGCTCAGGACCACCTCCGTACACGCGCTGGCGATCAGGTAGGCGGCGCTGTAGGCGTTGTGGTTGACGATGGCGGTGATGGGCTTGGCTTGAGACATCTCGCGGATGTCGGCCGCCACCTCGAAGGCGCCCACGGCATGGCCGCCGTTGCTGTCCACGTCCAGCACGATGCGCTTGACGGCAGGGTCATCGACGGCCGCGCTGATGTCGCGGCGCAGCTGCTCGTAGCTGGTCATGCGCTCGCACATGTCCATGTGTGCGCTGCGGCTCACCAGGATGCCATGCACGGGCACCACGGCCACGCCAGTGCGCTCGCGGTTGTCATGGCTGCGCACTGGAGAGCCGCCTTCATCGTCATCGCCGTAGTCGGCCCGGGGGGACGCAACCGCCGGCGCCGTTGCGCCGATGTTGATGATGTTGAGCTGCAGGGACTGGTTGGCCCAGCGCACGCCCAAGTCCAGCAGCTCAGGAGTAGCCAGCAGCGGCTGGTTGAACAGCATGTTGGTCAGCAGGAGATGGCGTTTCATGGCTGCAGTGCCTTTTCTACGTTGCGCATCTCGCTTTCCAGCGCGATGCGGGTTGCTTTTTCCGGGTCGCTGCCTGGTGCGCTGAGCGCACCCGGCTGGCCCTTTCCCGTGGCCGTCATGTTCAGCGGCTGCAGGTAGATATCGCCACCGGCGACGGGCGGCATGTTCTCAAGCCGCCGGATGTCGTTGACCGATAGCCAGCCCCACTGCCGGCCGATGGCATAGGCCTCGTAGCGGCTTTTCTGGTCGCCGCGCAGCAGGCCGGACAGGTTGAATTCGATGTAGTAGCGGCGCCGGTCCTGCGGGAGGATCAGATCCCGCGTCATGGCCTGCTCGTGCCGCTTGGCCCAGGCCAGCAGGCAGAAGGCAACGAACTGGATGAGCAGCTGCTCAATCGTGTTGTAGTTCGCTTTCTCCAGGTCATTGACCATGGGCAGCGGCACCTTGTACATGCGCGCAATGTCCACGCCCGACAGTTTGAGAATGGCCGCCACTTCCGCATCCACGTTGTTCATGGAGACAGGCTTGAAGGTCATGCCCTCCTGCAGCAGCGCGACCTTTTTGGCGTTGTCGATGCCGCCGAACTTGTGGCCCCACTGGTCCACGATGCGATCAATGCTCTTTTGGTCCTTGATCGCCGCCGCTTCCTTGGGCCGCTCGATGACGCCGGAGACCGTGGCACCGTTGGCAAAGGACTTGCCCGTGTATTGCCGGATGGCCTGCGCCAGGCCTACGGACTCGGCATGCAGCAGCACGGGAGACAGCCCCGTGTAGCCGTTGAGCGAGACCCAGCGCACATGGTGGACCAGGCGCATGGGCAAGGGGTCGGGGATGCCTGCCACCCGGTAGTAGGGCAGCATGTCAGGCCCCTTGAGCACCGTGACCTTTTCGGTGTCCAGCGGCCACAGCGCAAGGACGTTGCCATCATCACGCCGCTCGATGAAGCTGTAGCTGTTGCCGCGCAGGCCGGCGCTCATCTGCGACAGCTCGATGCGGTCATAGGGCGTCTGCATGCCGTTGGGCGCGTAGCGCAGCACGTCATAGGCCGGGTGCTCGGTAGCCGACTTGCGGCCGCCGTCTGAAGTGCGCTCGTACAGTTCGGCTGTGCACGATGCCAGGCTTTCGGCCAGCAGCGTGACGCAGTTCTGCAGGATAGGCAGGGCGAGTGCAGATTCAGGCGTAACCCGTACCCCTGCGCTGCTGCTGCCGGCCGCGCCCAGCAGGCCCTGCCAGAAGCTGCCGGAGCTGTTGGTCAAGCTGCCTTCTGCGCTGCTGCTCAGGACATCGGAAAAAAACATGGCGATCCTTTACGGTGCTGCGGGTGGGGGCGACAGCGGCGACTGGCTCTGTTGCCCGGCGCGCTGCCCATTGCGTTTCAGGGCCGCCGCCACCTTGTCCAACCGCCAGCTGTAGGCCAGCAAACACAGGCCTGCGAAGCACAGGGCCGAAGGGACATGCACCAGGGCAATGCCTGCGACCATCAGCCCGAAGCCGAGCAGGCCGCAGACCAGCGAACAGATCCAGAATTTCATATCCCTATCCCCTCTTCCTCGTAGATCGATGGGCCGCTGATCTGCGAACCCTTGCCACTGACACCCACGGCCATCACCGCCCCCGCCACGCCGTCAATGCGACCAACAGACTTGGACTTATCGACCTTGCGGTTATTCGATGGGTCATGAGTCACCACGGCATTGGCCGCGTTCCAGGTCAGGACCGGATTGCCGTCATGGCGCAGCCGCTCGATGACTTCCAGGGCCTCGGCCATCTCGTCGGCCCCCTCCCCTTCTGCCGGCGCCATGCCCAGCAGCCGGCGCTCGAATTCATCGACCGCCGGACCCATGGACTGATAGCCCTGGCCGAAGCCCACCAGCTCGGGCAGCGTGATGCTGTTGTCCGCCATCAGCTGCATGAGGTCCTCGATGCGCCAGCGGTCGTAGGCGATCTTTTCGATGTCGAAGGCCTCGCAGATCTGAACCAGGCGGCGCAGCACGAAAAGCCGGCTCACGGCCCGGCCTGGCGTGGTCTCAAGCCATCCCTCTTCGATCCACTGCTGATAGGGCACCTTGTCGCGCTTCTCACGCTCATCCAGCCCGTGATCCGGTATCCAGAAATACGCCATCAGCCGCCAGAACGGGTCCTCTGCAGTCGGATAAAACAGGATCACAAAGGCCGTCAGGTCGGTGGTGCTGGACAAGTCCAGGCCCGCCACCGCGCGCCGGCCGCGCAGCAAGCGCATAGGGACGGCCTCGCGCGCCTCTTCCCAGATATCCCAGTCGAGCCATGGCGATTCGGCCTGCGTCCATTTGCAGAAATTCAGCCGCAACACCTTCGCCAGCTTGGCAGGCATGCCGCGTGCGCTCTGCACCTGTGCCCGCAGGTACTGATAGCCCGGGATGCCCTCGCGCTGGCCCGGCAGGCGAAACCGCAGCGACGGGTTGACCTTGGGCCAGCAGCGTTCGTCCTTGGTCGGATCGTCCCCTTTGTCCAGCGAGCAGATGAACCCGAAGAAACGGTCGTCCTCTGCCTTGCCAGTGCACACGTCTGCACCGTAGTCGTGGTACTGGCCGCAGGGCGTGTTCTTGTCGCTGCCGCTGTTGGTGATCATGATCACCATCGCGCGAAGCCGGTTCTTGGTGCCCGCGATCATCATGTCCACCACGGTGGCCGTCTTGTGCTCATGCACCTCATCGATAAGCCCGACATGGGGGCGCGGACCCGACTGCCCCTCATCGGCAGCGATGGTCTTGAAAAAGCTGTTGGTCTCGGCATAGAACAGGTTCCACACCTTTTCGTCACGGCCGGACTGCACCAGGCGCGAGGCCAGGGCCGGCGACTGGTTGACCATGGCCACCGCATCGCGGAACAGGATCTGCGCCTGGTCCTTTTTCGTCGCGGCAGCGTAGATTTCGGCGCGCTGCTCCTTGTCCGCCGTCAGGCCATAGAGCCCGATGCCTGCGACCAGCGGGCTTTTGCCCGAGCCCTTGCCGGTCTCGATGTAGACCACGCGAAAGCGCCGGTATCCATCGGCCATGTACCAGCCGTACAGGCTGCCCACGATGAATGCCTGCCAGGGCGCCAGCACGAAGGGCTTGCCCTCGAACTGGCCGCCGTTGAGCTTGAGGACATCCTCAAAAAACCCAATGGCACGGTCTGCAGCGCCCTGGTCCCAGATCAGCCCGCGCTTGTGGCCGGCCTTGAGGTCCTGCAGGTGGCGCTTGCACGCCGCACGCACCAGCGGCCCCGCGATGATTCGCCCCTGCAGCACGCGCCGGGCGTATTTGCGCACACGGCAGTCAGCTGAAGTAGCGTTCGACTGCATCCTTTGTGTCATTGCCGAACAACTCCCCTTGCGGTGTACCCTGCGCTTTCATGCTTCGCCGGGCCAGGGGCGACATACCAAACGCCGCGCCAGCGGCGTTCGCGCGTTTTTCGGCGTCGTTGCAAAGCTGACGGTAAACGCTGATCTGCTTGGCGCCCGTTGCGTAGGTCTGCACGTCGCCGGCCTCGGCCTGTGCTGCGTTCTTTTCCACGATGAGGCGACGAAACCGCTTCCAGTCGGCCACGGCCTCGCAGTACGAAGCCAGGGCCATGCCGTCGATACGGTGCACCCATCCCAGAGTCAGCAGATCGGGCAGCACGCGCGCCCACTCTTGCTGGGCCTCAGGCGTGAGCACATCGGGCATCTCGGGCGCGCACGCGGCAACCGTGTTTTCCTCCTGCTCGCGCAGGAGCTCAGCGGCTTTTTTCCCGCTCGCGGTCCCACCGGCCAGCGCCAGGAAAGAGGGGCGAGCACTTCGCCCGGAGTTGGCATTTCCCGCCATAGATCCTCCTGTTATCAATACCCCCCGTCCCTTTTTCCACGCCCATTTTGCGAGCGGAGAGAACAGGTCGGTCTAGGGCCAAAAGGGGTAGAACAATTTCACCCCCCCTCCCCCTCGGAGCCAGCACGCGGACGGTTCCACGGGTGGCGCGGGTCCAGCGGGCGGCCATCAGGCGCGCAGCCAGCGATGCGCCCGGACTTCTCAAGCCTTTGCTTGTCGGAGTCGTGGCAGAGCTTGCACAGCGGCTGCCAGTTCGACCGACGCCAGAACAGGCTGTGCGCTGCAGCGATGCGCTCGGGATCACCCGATTGCTTCGCCTCGGCAAGACGCGGCGCGGTGATGTGGTCAACAACCTGCGCCGGGATCGACTCGCCACGCTTGAGATGGTCCGCACACAGCGGGTTGTCGCGCAGGAACTGGTCACGGCATGCACGCCAGGTGCTGCCGTATCCGCGAGACGCTGCAGAACCACGCCGCTCGTCGTGGTCCCTGCGGCTGATCGCCCTGCGCTTGTCCGCTGCCATGGGTGCTCCGAGGGGGCAAAAGAAAACCCATCGAGCAATCGCGCGATGGGCCATGAAAGTGCCGGTTACGGTTCCGGCGCTGGTGGGTCAGCCGTCGAGGTTCGCGCGCCCGATTCCCAAGATCGAACGCCGTGCCGTTTACCCAGGCACGCGGCCCCTAGCGCTCTAGGCATCGCGGTAATGGGGAGGCCCGGCGTTGCTCCACCTCTGTGGCGCCGGTTGGTCTTTATCACTCGCACCTCTGCGAGTCATGGGACACCGGGGATTGCTGCCCGATGGAGCCCAAAGAAAAGCCCCGCCGGGTCTGCACCGGGCGGGGCTGGCAAGTGATCAGCGGTTAGGGGCACTGAGCACTAGCTTGCCGCAAATGTAGCCCAACTCTCTATGGTGGAAAACTCCCCGCGCGCCGCATGTACTCACGGCCACGGGCCAGCGCCTCGCGCTCCTCCCTGATGCGTTGCTGCTCCTGAAGCCAGCGGTCAATGTACTGGTCCGCCTGGTTGAGATGGGCATGGATGGTGCTCGGCCCCTTGCCCATGTTGCGGGCAATCTCCGACACACCCAGGTCCAGCAGGTAGTAGTCGTAAACCGTTGCATAGAGGTGGCGCTTGGCCTGCTCCATTTCCTGCACTGCCTTGTCCACCTCCTCGGCTTCCTGGTCGATATGAGGGATCTGGCAGCCGCCGTAGCTATTGCGGCCCCAGACATCGACAGCCAGCACGTTCACAGAATGGAAACCCAGCCCACTACTGTTGAGCCGGGATTTCCACAACGCCCAGTTGTCCAGCTTGCGCTTGATGTGCTCGATGCGTGCCATCAATTCGCCCCCAGATCACCATGGCCAGCGATGATGCAGACGTGTGCACAGCCCATCCGCGAAATGAGGCGCGAGACCTCGACCATGCGGCTCAGCCTGATGAAGGGCGTACCTGCCACCTGCCCCGCCTCTGTCGCCCAGAAGCAACCAGGCCGGCCAGCGAGCCCCATCCGCACCAGTCGCCACACCCGGGCGTCCTTCTCTGCATGGCGCTGGATCGTCTTGTAGACCTCGGGCATGGAGGACTTGATGCGCTGCTGCCCCGCTGCAATCAAGGCCTTCTCCTGCTCCGTCCATTCAGTCTGACCGCTCCCATTTGCTGCGGCCCCACCCGTCTTGTTCATTTGTTCACCCTGTTCAGTCAAATTGATAGAGGGATTGCGAATGTGGACTTGCGCACACGCGCGCCAGCGCCCAGGTGCGCCCACCTACGCACATCCGGGCCTTGGGGTGAACGGTCAATGACCAGGCAATGCAGCGGCTTCAACCCTTGAAATCAAGGTTTGCTATTGCTGTATGGCCCCAGGCGAAAGCCTGAACACCCTGAACAACTGAACAGATCAGCTCATGGGGGCATGGCAGGCCATCCCCGCCACTGCACCGCAGGCCGGGCGCACTGTCGCCCTGGCCACTGCATGGACGCGAATCACGCCTCCAGCCATGCAGGCAGTGCAGCGCGTTTCAGGCGCTGCCGTGTTGTTGTGAAGGAAATCAGAAGGGCTCATAGTCACCAGGCCACGCGGAGGACTGATCGCCCAGCCCGGCGGGCAGGGGCGGCAGGTCGTCAGGACGCGATCCCTCGGGCTCGGGCTTGGCATCGTCTTGCCGGGTCCAGTCCTCGGCCACTGCCTCCAGCTCGGGCGGCCAGACAGCCGGGCGGAAATACACACCCGACTCCAGCGATCCATTGACACGCTGCCTGCCCTTGAACTCCCACCCGTTGCTCTCAAGCCAGGCCTCAACCTGGCCCTTGAGCGCCGGCGTGGCCTTGCCGATGTCCACGCCAAGAGCCTTGATCAATGCGTTGATGGGCACACGCTCTGCATGGGCGTTGATGAACTGGGCATTCATGCCGGCTTCCCGGGTCAGCAGCTTGAACAGCTCGCCATCCACCGCGGACTCCTGCAGGCGGCTTTCCTGCATGGGCACGAACAGGCGCTTTTCCTCATCCTCAGAGGGCGTGTAGACGATTCCGCCCTGCTGATACAGCGCATATGCCTCGGCCATCAGCTGACCCCGCATGCGCTCAAGCCACTCCGTCTTGATGACGTGCCGCACGGGGATGGGCCAGAACCGGCGATTGCCCGTGCGGTCGCGCAGGTACTTCTTGTCATTGGTCGAGCCCACCAGCACGCACTGCCGGGGGAAGGCCTGCGCCTGCTCCCCGTAGGCCACCCGGTAGTTATCCGTCTTGGACGAGATGAAGGCCTTGATGTCGTTGACGTCTGCCTTGGAAAAGCTCGACAGTTCGCCCAGCTCGTACACCCATTTGCCGCGCACCTGCTCATAGGCATCCTTGCCTCGGCTCAGGTCGAACTTGGTATCGCTGTACCACTCCTGGCGCACGGCCAGCACCTCGACCATGGTGGACTTGCGCAATCCGCCCTTGCCTTCCAGCACCGGGCAATAGTCGAACTTGCAGCCGGGCTGCATCACCCGCCAGATCATCCCCAACACCCAGTAGCGGCCCACCAGCTTGAGGTATTCAGCCATCGACGGAGACAGAGTTTCCGGGGACTCACCCAACACATGGATCAGCCACTTGTCCAGACGCGGCTCCTGGTCCCACTCCTGCTCCTGCAGCCACTCCCGCACGGGATGGAAACGCTCGGTATAGGCCACCGTCGCAATGCCGTCTTTGATGTTCTGCGTTGACACGTCACCCACCTTGTAAACATCGTTGAGATACAAGCCGAGCAGCAGGGTGCTGTCGGCCTCCAGTTCGCCCGCTTGGGCATGAGCCCAGGGCCAGGCCTTGCGCACCTGAGTGCCCTTGGTCATCTCGTTGTAAGCAACACATCCCTGCAGCTTCGCGTCGTTCTGCAGGGCGGCCACCACCAGACTGCGCCGCAGATCCCAGCGCCGCTTTTTCTTGTCGTAGAACGGCCAAAGCCAACCTTGGTCGCCGGGCTCGTCGTCGGCCATTGGCGGGTCCAGTGGCGGCATCACCCCACCGCCGCCCGTGCCAACGGGGACAAGGGGCTTGGGCGGCTGGTCGCCGCCAGCTGCAGCACCTACAGGAGCGTCATCCGCCTGAGCCGCCGGTGCGGGCAAAGGCTGCGCGCGGCCGAAGAACGCAAGCACGTCATCTGCGGTCCATCCGTCCTCGACAATCGCATCCTTGCAGTCCCAGCCGCTCACCTTCTCGCCCGGCTTGGGGATAGGGAGCAGTTGCACCGTGCATGCGTGTTCATCGCGCAGGATCTGGCCGATGCCCAGCATGGCTTTCATGCCTGGCTGCTTGTCCTCCGGGAGCAGCGGCTTGCGGGCCTGCAGCGCCTCTTTTGCAGCGTCGTCACCCTTGACGCTCTCCTGCTCGGCCCGCGTCAAACGCTCGCGCTGCGCATCGCAGTCCGGCCACAGCAGCACCGTGCACCCGGCAAGCCAGACCCACAGGGCCTTTTGCCAGGCCTTGCTCCCACCGGGCCAGCTGGCAACGCAATAGATGCCCGGTGCGGTCTGATCGAGCAGCTGCTGCAGCACCTCGGCCTTGACCTCGCCCTCCACCAGCACCACCGTGCGCCCGCCTGGCAACGCATGCCCCGGCAGGTACAGCGGCCGAGGTTCGTCCCACTGCTTCCACTTCCACTGCCCAGCACCATCGCGGGCGGACTGGCAGAACGTGTAGGGGAGCGTGTCCTTACCGCCATCGCTGGTCATGAAACGCGCGACATAGCCGTGACGCTCATCGCCGAGCCGGTAATCGGCCACATGCACCAGATCATCAGCCTGCCGGTGGTAGTGCTGGAACGTTGCAGCGGGCGCATAAGCGGGCACGGGCACCACAGTGCTCCATCCCTCCTGCTCCTTCTGGGGCTTGGGCGCCGGCTGCGGCCGTGGATTCGCAACAGGAACAACCGCTGCCCCTGCAGCCGTCTTGACCAACCCCGCGATACTCTCAAGCCGCTCTTCACGCGCCACCTGTACCGCCGCTTTTGCGTTGCTCAGGCTATGGATTGCCGCATAGAGACTGATGAGGTCTCGACCCTGCTCATCGGATGCGGCGAAGTCCGCCCATTGCCCGGTGATGAGATTGACGCTGCAGCTGTCGCCCCGGCCTCCACTCAGGTCCGCGCACTTGTACTCATGGCCGAGCACAGTCCCGCCGGGCAGCCAGCGCGGCACCAGGTTGTGAGCATTCTGCAGAAGCGCCTCGGCCAGCGCCTCGAAATTGATGGGGGGCAGTGGTTCCCGGTGCTGGGTCATGCAGCACCCCACGCGCCCGCAAGCGGACCAGACACGCCGGCGTCCCTAACACCAGCGACGTGCACAAACATCATTGACTATCCCCAGAGCTGCAGGGCCTTCGTGAGGCCGAAATTCGATTCGTTGGCGGCGTGGACCTGGTGCGGCAGCGCGTACTCCGCTGCGGGCCGATTGCGGCCCGGCACGGTGCGCTCACCACAGATGGCAAGCCGGTGATACCGGCGCATGTCCTTGATAGTTCGGCTGGCGGCTGCAACACCCACGCCCGCCGCCTCGGCGATCTCGCGCATGGTCGGCCCCCTGCCCGGGGTCCACAGCCGCTCTACTGCCTGCAGCAATGCCTTGCTGATCTCGCCCGCCGGCCTCATGTGAAGTCCTCCGAGCGACCAGCAGCGCGCCGGGCATTGCGGCGCAGGCGCCACAGCAGCTCGATGGCCTGCATGCATTGCGCCTCCAGCTCATCGCACTCGCGGCCATCGATCAGGCCGTCTGCAGTGGCATTCATGCCGATGGTGGCGAGCGTTCCGTTTTGCGCAGTGATCTGCAGGAGCTTGTCGCGGATCGCTGCGGCCTCGCACGGCCAACCGGCCTCGGGCGGCGGGGGAAGATGCGCAGCGGCCATTCCGAAACGGCCGTTGAACGCCTGTAGCCAACGCAGGGCATCTGGGTCGTGCTGGTCCACCAGCCACTCGGACAGCAGCTCAAGCATCTCAGTGCTCAGCGACTCGCCATCAGCACCCCGCAGGCGGCGCCGCAGATCCTCGGGGTGAATGGACTTCTCACGCCGGTCCGTCAGGAAGGTGGCCGCTGCCGTCACCCCTCCCTGCGCGCGGCGGATCGTGTTGTAGAGGATGTCGCGCCAGTCGGCGGCGGAATAGCGGCGGGTCATTGCCGGTCCCCTTGAATCGTGGAAATTTCAGGATGGCGCCCGCAAACCGAGCCGATGAGACTGCGGGCATGACGAAAAGAAAGCCCCACTCCAGCCAGCAACGCAAGCCGCACGCACCTGCCCGCACGTACAGCACCAAGTTGGGGAAGGAGACGAATCCCGGGCGACGTTGCCGGGTTGCTGGAGTAAGGGAAAAGGCTAGGCATTTGCAGCTCCCTCGTCCTCCGCCGCCCCAGTGATATGGCACTGAAGCGCAGGCGCTCTGTAGATGCTGCGTACGGTCTCAATGCCCGGATTGCGCGTGGTTCCCTGCCGGATCTTCACCAGGGTCGGCACCGGGACGCCGGTCTGCTCAAACACGTCACGAAGATCCCGCTGCCTGAGCTTCAGCAGCAGAGTGCGCACGTCATCAGAACTTGGGATGGAGATAGCCATCCGCCAATCATACCTAATACGGAATGCAGCGTGTCAAAAAAACATACCGCAAAAGATACGAAATCAACGATAGGCTCGTTGGAGTCCACACTGGAGTCCGAACGCCTCATGCCCGCACACAACAGCAAGCCAGTTCTATGGGGGAACCTGACGACGCTGATGCATCAACAGTTCGGGGGCGAGAACCTCAACAGACTGGCGCGAGAGGCGAAGCTAAGTCCGGCCACGGCAAGCCGAATCAAAGCGATGGAAACGTCTGTGGGGATAGATGTGCTCGACCAACTGGCGACAGTATTCGGCGTCGAACCCTGGCAGTTGCTTCACCCTGATTTGGGCAAGAGTGCCAACTTCTCTGGTGCCGCGAGTCCACTGGCTATGGATTTGGCACGCCAGTTGGATGGGTTACCACAGGGAGATCAGCAAGAACGGGCATTCATGCTTGCTTCCCAGTTGATGCTGCTTGCGAACGGCGGTGCTGACTCAAAGCCAGAGCGCGCTCCCGCACCCATTGCGTCGCAAGATCCGACGAAACAAACACCCCTCTGAGCAGACCTGCATGAACCTGCGTGATTGCGTGCGCCCTCAAAGCGGCCACGCCGTCCGCCGAGCAAACTAGCCCCGCGACGGGGACACGTTTGCCCAGGAAATCCTCGCCCTCGGGCGAGGAACTCAAGCGCAGGCGCGAAAAATTTAACACCACGCCAGAGCACTGCGAATCACGCATCGCAAACGGCGCAGTAGCCGCCCACAGGTCCACCAAGCCACGGACCTCCAACGCATCGCAAGCACCGATAACGGACAGACAGGACACTCCGTCGCAGCGGACGTGGTACAGCACAGCACCACCTAAACGGCACTCCCCCGCCTTGACTTCAGCCCCCAGATCCATATCTGTCCCCTTGGTGAACTACTGTATATATTAACAGCATCCTGCTGAAACGACACAACCTGTAGCGCACATTCATTCCGAATTCGGTTGATTTATCATTCCGTATTAGATACGATCCAGTTCGCTCGCTCCAAATTCGGAGCAAGGAACCCTCAGTCCTCCAGAGGGATTCCATGAACGGAATGGCCCAAGCGGAGGTGGGTCGGATCTAGGAATGGCATGCGAAACACTCCTGCAGCCCCCGCGCGGCTAAACCTGAACAGTGCATACGTCTGCACGCAGGCTTCGTGCGTTGCCCTCGGGCACGACCGCTCAAGAAGCGAGGATTTCTGGCGGGACGTGGTGGCACTCCCCCTACGCGCTGATAGTCCAGAGTGCCGCCCTTCACTCAACCTGGATGCCATGTGCAAGGCTGCAAACACCCGAGTGCAGCAGGGCATCCTCAGAGCAGCAAGCGCCGCTTACATGGCTCTGGATATCCCACCACCGGACAGCCACCTCATCGACGTGCTGATGTGCATCCCTGGCTTGGCCGGCATTGAGCTGACTGACGACGCAAGGGGCGAGTGATGGCCCTCTACACCGTCACCTGCGGCCGCACGCGCCACACCATCAGCGCCACCGGCGCCGCTGATGCCATCGCACGCGCAATGGCCCTCTTCGGCCACAGCCATCCCATCAGCGCGAAGGCCGCACGATGAGCCGCCCGCCCATCCAGATGGACGGCCCGCACCGTCCGCGCCGCGCCATGCGCCGTGCAGCCAGCCGTTGGGCTGTAGTCGTCGTGCTCGCACTGGTTGCAGTGCTCTGCGTTGTCGCGCCACCCGCCATCGCAGCCGCCATCCACTTCGGGGGCACGCCATGGCTCTGATCCAGCTCACCGGCACCCTTGTGCAAGACGCCGAAGTGCGCACGCTGCCGCAAGGCCCGGACAGCACCCCCATGCCCGTGCTCGTCGCCATCTTCGATAGCGACGGCCCCGGCCAACTGCCCGTCAAAGCCGAGCTTGTCTACCCGCCCAACCTGCGGCCACAAGCCCAGCAATACGCAAAGACGCTCAAGCGCGGCATGCGCGTGTCCGTCACTGCGCCCATCCATCAGATCCGCACAACGCTGGGCCACTGCCAGGCCATCCAGCCGCTGCGCGAACCCGCCCCCGATCAATCCCAACTGCAACTCCTGGAGGCCGCTCATGGCTAATCCCATCGTGATCGCTGTTTCCCTCATCGGCCCTGGCGAAGTCCAGATCGAAACCAACCTGCAGGCGCCCCGCCCGGGCGCGCCCCTGGCTCCCCAGGAGGCTGCAGCGCTGGAACTGGTCCAGCAAGGCGCCAAGCAACCGTCTTGCCGCCGCGTGCTGTTCGACACCGCAAAGGTCGATCCCGACACGGCTGCGTGCATTGACCTGGTGCGCGAACTGTTCAACCCCGAGGGCTTCGCGCACAGCGTCAGCGCCGAGGTGCGCAACGCGGCACGCCGCGCCTGCGGCATCAAGGGACAGCAGGAGGGCCTTGCAGCATGACCACCGCGAACGACAACCCGACAGCCGCCCTGCCCATACCCGGCGCAGGCGCCCTGATGCTGCATGTACCCCTCCAAAGCATCGCCCGCAGCCTGCGCAACCCGCGCAAGCACTTCGACGCCGCCAAGCTGCAGGAACTAGCCGACTCAATCAAGGCCACCGGCGTGCACCAGCCCATCCTGCTGCGCCCGCTGCCCGAGTCCCGCATTGCCGATGAGCAAGCATGGGCCAAGGCCGAAAAGCGCGAGCGCGCGCAGTACGAGCTGATCGCCGGTGAGCGCCGGTGGCGCGCCAGCCAACTGGCAGGCCTGGCAGAGATCCCCGCGATGATCCGCCCGATGTCCGACGCCGACGCCCTGCGCGCGGCCGTGATCGAGAACCTGCAGCGGGCCGACATCACCAAGCTGGAGGAGGCCGAGGGCTACCGCGAACTGCTCGACCTCGGCGAAACCACGGCCGAGAAAATTGCCGAGGACGTGGGCAAGAGCCGAACCTATGTGTTCAACGTGCTGAAGATTCTGGACGCATGCGAACAGGTCCGCGAGGCGCTGCGCGTGGGAGAAATTGACTACAGCCGCGCACAGCTGCTTGCACGCATCCCTAGCGCACAGCTGCAGGCGAATGCACTCAAGGACATCACCCGCACCGATTGGCAGGGCGAACGGCCCAGCTATCGCGAGTGCGAGGTTCTGGTTCAGCGTGAGTACATGGTGCGCCTGGACAGAGCCAAGTTTGACATCGCTGACGCCACCCTTGTGCTCGCCGCTGGCGGCTGCGCGAACTGCAATAAGCGCACCGGCGCCGATGCCGAACTGAAGAAAGAAATGGGCAGTGCAGACATCTGCACTGACAAGCCGTGCTATGACGCCAAATCCGAAGCGCACACGGCCCGCATCGTGCAGGAGGCCAAAGACAAGGGGCATACCGTCATCGTTGGCAAGGAAGCTGCAGAGCTTCAGGCCCAGGGCTACAACGAGAAGCTGCTCGGCTATCGCCGTCTGGACGCCATCGAGGACAGCCCAGGCGACCACCCCCTGCGAAAAATCATCGGCGACCAAATGAAGGCCGAGGGCATCCAGCCAGTCAAGATCGAAAGCCCGCGCCGCAAGGGCGAGCTTGTTGATGCCCTGCCAAATGAGACGGTGCTGCGCCTCCTGAAAATCGTGGACGGCCAGGCCAAAGCGTCGGAGAAAGTGGCTAAGGAAGCCCGGCAGTTCTCCGAGTCCAAGAAGGCCCAGGCCGAAGCGAAGGCCAAGGCCAAGTTTGAACAGGCATGGCGCGATGCCCTGCTGGATCGCGCATGGAACACCCTGAATGCAGAACAGCCCCCGGCCTTCACCATGGACGTGCATCGCTATCTCGCCCTGCGCTCCGTCAAGAGCCTTGGAACGGATGACGCACAGGCCATTGCTGATGTGCTCGGCTTCGACCGCGTGGGCGCCCATGCCGCGCTGATCGAGTACGCCAAGGAAACGGTCAACCCCGATTTCCTGCAGCTCCTTTGCATCATGCAGGGAGACAGCCGTGCCACGCACAACCCCTACTACGGCACGCCGAATGAGGGCCTGATGCTGGTGGCCGGCGCCGTGCTGCAGGAGCGCCTGCAGGCCGTGATTGAAGAGGTCAAGATGGCTGCGGCCGAAAAGCATCTGCCGAAGATTGCCCCTGTCAAACCTGCTGCTCAAAAGGCGGATCTACCCCTTGATCCCGCTGCGCGCGCTGGCGAGAGTCGCGCGAAGGGCAAAGCCAAAAAATCCCCCGCTGCGCGTGCGAGCGACGTGCCGAAGACGACTGCCGCCGAAGCCTCGGCCGCTATCGCAGCCGCGCTCCAAGACCAAGAATCAGGCGCGGCTGCAGCCGCGCAAGGCGACGAGGGGGCGCCTGTCGCTGACGCGCAGGCACCCATTCAAGGTGCGGCTGCAGCCGCACAGGGCGACGATGCAGGCCCAGTCGCAGCTGACGCTGCGCAGGACCTGCCGCCCTCCTCCGCAACTGCCGAAGTTGACCAGGCCGCGACCCCTGACGTGCAGCAGTCTGCGCCCGCGCAGACTGTCACCGCTAGCGATGGCCAGGACAGTGCGGACGCCGGCACCGGGGCAGCAGATCAATCAGCCGCCAGCCAGGCGCCCACGTTCGTGGCCGGCGACCTGGTGCGCGTCAAAGACGGCCTCAAAGGCACGACGGGGAGGCCCCTCAAAGAGTGCGGCCGTGTGGGCGTAGTGCGGCCCGGCCATCTGTCGCTGATCGTGGAGTTTGGCCGTGGCGTAGGCCAGCGCGCAGGCTTCGAGGCCGAGGAGCTGGAGCCCTACACAGCGGACCCAATCGTGGGCAAGCGCGTGCGCGTCCTGCATGTCGGCGCAGCAGCAAACCGCTTGGAATTCCTGTGGCGCGAGGGCAAGGTGCTTGCCGCCCGTGAAGACGGATGGGAAATCGAGTTTGCCGGCAAGCCCGGGACCGTCGCAAAGACCGCCATTTTTGGCACCGAAGAACTGGAGAGCCTGGCATGAGCACAAACCACATCGACCCCGAAAAGCTTCGGTCGCAATTTGAAGCCGTGTCGCATTGGGAAAAGCAATACGCAGGCACGCCGAAGGATCTGGAAAGAAAGCCAGACGGGCACTACAAGAGCCCTTTCACGTCCCGTGAGTTTCACTACTTTCGGCTCGGCGCTTGTGCGGCTCAGGCATCTGCAGCACCTGCAGGGCACCCCATGAGCCAAGCCGTGCTCGACGTGCTGGCCGAGCGCCGCCGGCAGGTGGAGACCGAGGGCTACGACATGGAGCACGACGAAGCACATGTGATGGGGGAGATCGGCGCCCTCGCCGCGCTGTACCTGATGCCGGATGGCGCGCGTGACTGGGATGCGACCAGCACCACCTACGGCACCACGCTCGGCCAGGCCCTCCTGCCCGAGGACTGGACCATGCCGACGATGGGTGAAGACCGCCGACGCGATCTGGTGAAGGGAATTGCCTGCGGCCTGGCTGAGCTGGAGCGCTGGGACAGAGCCTTAGCCCAGACCAATGGAGGAAGTGCCGCATGACCAACGAACGCGAACTTCTCGAAACAGCAGCCCGGGCCGCTGGGATGCGCGTCCTGGCGGGTGAAACAGAGGCGCGGGCCATGGGTATGCGCATCTTTGCTTATGGCGAGGCGCGGCCAGAAGAGTCTATCGCTTGGTTCTGGTCTGAGACCTCTGGTAAGCGCTGCCTATGGAGTGCCGCTTACCCGATGCGCGCATGGAATCCCCTGCACGACGACGGCGATGCCTTTCGGTTGGCGGTGCATCTGCGCATGCCAATCTGGTTTGACGAGATGTCCACCACGGCCGACCAGCGTAAATGCGGCGACCCAGGGTGGCGAGTGGAAACTGGCGTCTATGACTTGGGGGGCTATGCAGCAACGCGGCTCGCAATCGTGCGCGCTGCCGCTGAAAGGACAACAGCACAAGGAGCCTCTCAATGCGAATGATGTGCCCCCACTGCAACGAGTTTGCATACACCCGCACCAGCCAGCAGCTGACCAGGACCAGCCGCGAAACCATCTTCCAATGCCGCAATACCGACTGCGGCCATGTGTTCTCGGCCGTCACGGAAATCAACCGCACGATCAGCCCGAGCGCGATCCCAGACCCCAGGGTGATCCTGCCCATGAGCACGCACATCAAGCGCCAACTGCTGCAAACGCAGTTGGCCGAGATGCCAAGCGCGCCGCATCGCACGGGCCTGCATCCAGTCTTTGGAGCCGACCTATCATGAGCAGCCGACGCAAACCATTCCGCAGCCGCTGGGCCAAGGGCAACCCGCTGCAGGTCATCAACCGGCATGGGACGCACCTGACGGCCGCCGAGGTCGCTTCGATCATTGACCCTGTGCGCGCGTGCTTCGCCCAGATCCGTGCTGGCACAGCCACCGAGCTGCAGGCCACGGTCTTGCACACCACCCTGCTGATCTCCCAGGAGATTGAGCGCGGCGGAATCGTGCGAGGCCTGGCTGAGCACATCGACTCGGCCCGGGTGGCATGCGAAGCCTATTTCGCACGGAGCATCAGCGCCGGCACCTGGCGCCCAAGCGCCGTCCACTTCCACGAGTTGGACACTCTATCCGTCTCCATCGACCTGCACATCTACCAGCTGCAGCAGCTGACATCGGCCGAGCTGGACGAGATCAAACGCAAGGTCATCGCACGCGCACAAAGCAGCGGCCGCGAAGTGATCGCGGCCGACACCGACCTGGGCAATGCCAGGCCATACCGCTACAGAAAGACAAAGGTGCATGCATGAGCACTGCCCCCATCCTGCAATTCGCGCCGGCCGCGCTGGAACGCGACCAGATAGCCGCCGCATAAAAGGAAAAAAACAATGACCAACACAGAAACGCTCAACATCCGGGAAGCAGCGGAAATCCTCAAAATCCACGTCAAGACCGCCGAGGACCTGGTGCGAGATGGCGAAATTCCAGCGGGCAAAATCGGCCGCGCCTATGTCCTCATGCGCCGTGACGTGGTGCGCTACGCCGAGAAAGCCATTCTCCAGCAGACAGCCGAACGCCTTGTGCGCAAGCGCTCACCAAAGAGCGTTGGCAAGGTCCGTTCCACGCAGGTTCGCGTAGCGCATTAGCATGCGCTGCGTCTTGTGGCCTGTGATCTTCATGATCTGCGTCTCACTCAGCGTGGTCCGCTCAAACAGGCGGCTCGTCGCTTCGTGACGTAGGTCATGGAATCTCAGGCCCTTGGCGCCAGCCTGCTCCATAACCCCCGCATACAGGTTCGACAGGTAATCAGTGGTGGCATGCAGATCTTCATCGCGCTTCGACCACCACGGGAAAATCAACGACTGCGGGCTCGGCAGATCCAGGCCCTGCAGGTAACTCTCCAGCACTCCAACTGCAACCGAGGACAGCGGAACCTGCCGCTTGTCACCGTTCTTGGTCTTGTCCAAAAACACCGTTCGCCGCGGCAGGTCCACCTGCGCGAGCGTCAGCGTGTACATCTCGCGCATCCGCATTGCCGTCTCCACGGCCAGGACAAACAGGCATCGCAGCGCCGCCTGATGCTCCAGCTTCAGCGGCCGCTGCTTGCGCGCGAGCACTCCCCCATCGATCACGGCCAGCACGGCCTCATATTCTCCCCGCTCCAGGCGCCGGTCACGCTCCACATCGGTGCGCGCCCCACCTTCTGCCAGCGCGGCATCCGTCTTTGTGTACTGCGCATATCCGTCCGGCAACGTGCGTAGCGGATGGTCTGGCAGGGACAGCAACCCCTTGCGCATCCCCCAGTCTGTGCACCTGGCCAGCGCCCCCACTTTGGCGCGGATGGTGGCCGGCGCGAGGTTTTCCACCCGCTTCATCTGCGTAATCCAGCCATCGACCCAGGCCGAATTGATCTCGCTCAGCGGGTAGTGGCCACGGCTTTCAAGGATCGTGCCGAGGGCACTTCGATCCTTCGGCGACGGATGCGCATCACGCTCGTACTCGCGCACCAACTCCTTGATCGTCAGCACCACCTCAGCCTTCTGGTGCTCGGCCGGCACAATGCCTCGGGCCAGGAGCGCATCCAGCCTGGCTGCATATTCGTCGCCCTCGACCTCGGTTGCAAAGGTCAGGTAGAGCGGTTTGTCCAGCACACCCCGGCGCTTGAACGTGTACTGCCAGGTGCCATTGGGGAACTGTTTCTTGCCTGCCAA